ACAAATAAAACACCCCGCCAGAGGCCACACAATGCCCTACAAGCGATTTAATATGAGAACACCAGGGAATGTACCGGGTAAGGCTAAAAAGCCCAAGCTGCCCAAAATCTCGACGATTCGCAACAGATGCGATGCGTTACTGACACCTATCATAAAAAAGATGTATCCCCGGTGTTTATTACAAGCGCCAAATTGTTACGGCGCAACGCAAGTCGCACACCACCACGTACATAAAAGTAAATCGACGCGGCTTCGATACTACATTCCAAATTTAATTCCACTTTGTAATCACTGTCACCTCGTCTTGCACAACAACGAAAGCTACTGGGCGTCCGTCATCGTTCAGAGAAAGGGTGTGGAATGGTTCGACGATCTGGCAAGGCTCAATCGAGAGATTGTAAAGGCTGACGTTCACTACTACTTGGAGAATCATGAGCGGTTGTCCACCTACCCTGTCTAGTCTTCATCACCACTCCATGTTTTACTTAGTGGATGAAGAAACACATATTTGTCGTTTCTGTATTGGCCCTTGCATTGCCCTTAGTGGCAAGCGCGCATGGGAATTATAATCACTCCTTTATCAACAAGTGGAATAACTGGCAACCTCGCAAATATGTCCCTACTCGACCGCCTGTATCTACGCCTACTGTACCCACCCCGGCTCCTACTCCGACACCCCCGCCTGTACCTGTTCCTGTTACACCACCTGTGGCTCCGGCACCTGGGGAAGTAGTCTCGCAGATGTACACCACGGGATACGCCGCAAGAGACAACACCCCCGCAGGTTCGACGCGCATTGATATGCCAGGCCACACCGGAAACGCTGGCGGTACTGGAACTTATGCGGACCCTATTACAGTGGCAGTAGGCCACAGCATCATCAACGGCAATGATATTCCCGACTTTGCTTACGGCACCATGTTCTATATTCCGAACGTACAGCGTTACTTTAAAGCAAGCGACCTTTGCGGCGATGGCAACCAACCACAAAACGGCCCTTGCCATACCGGATACCAGGGTAAAACTTGGATTGACCTTTATGTTGGCGCATCACTTGATAAGGCTGTACTGACTTGTGAAGACAACATAACAGGTATCCACACAGTCATACTCAACCCTGCTAGCACGCACAAAGTAACGCCTGGTGCTATCTACGAAACCGGGTGCAAGCAGTACGGTGAAACTATCTTGTAATCTATGCGACCAATACCAGGTTATGAGGGTAAGTACTTTGCTTGTGAAAACGGACGAATTTGGAGTGCACCGAGAATGAAGAAAAACAGAGGTAAGATGGTGCCGCTTGTTGGTAAGTATCTATCTCTTCAATTAAATTCTGGCGGCTATCCAGTAGTTCGACCCTCATTAGAAGGAAAGCTGAGAACAATAGCAGCTCATCGACTTATTGCTATGGCTTTTCTGCCGAATCCGAATAACTACAAGTGCGTAAACCACAAGAACGGCATTAAAACTGATAATCGGGTGGAGAACTTGGAGTGGTGCACTCATAGTCAAAACACTCAACATGCGTTCGATACTGGTTTGTCTAAACCGCATCGAGGGACTAGCAACGGTAACTCGAAACTAAAGCCAGATGATATTCGTCTAATTCGTTCATTGGCTCGCACCGGTACACCAAAAAACCTCATTGCTCTAAAATTCGACATCGAACGCTATTACGTTCATAGGATTATTAACAAGCAGAATTGGGCGCACGTAGCATAATATGACCAAGAAGAAAGCGAAGACGAAAGTGACCAAGAAACCATCAAACTGGCCCTATTACTATGTAGCTGTTACGATCGGTTTCATCCTAGGACTAGCGGTGCTAAGTGTGGTATAGTATTTCAAAAGATGAATATAAACGAACTCCATCCTTACGAGGGTAATGCAAAAAAACACCCAAAGAAGCAGGTGGACCAAATAGCACGCTCGATCAAGGAGTTTGGATTTAACCAGCCTATCGTTGTAGACAAAGACAATATCATTATTGTTGGACATGGTAGATACTACGCAGCACAGCAATTAGGATTACAAGATGTCCCGGTGGTGAAACTAGAGACACTTACGCAAGATCAAGTAGATGCCTACCGTCTGGCTGACAACAAGCTTAATGAAAGTGAGTGGGATATGGGGTTAGTCATCGAGCAGCTTAAATACTTGGATAGTCAGAGCTTTGACATCACCCTTACTGGTTTTGATAGCGACCTGATTATAGAGCCAGATGCCAAGGACGACGAGATACCCGAGAACGCCCCTACAAGGGCCAAAATGGGCGATTTGTGGGCTTTGGGAGAGCATAGGGTACTTTGTGGCGACTCTACGAAACTGGAGGATGTGGAACGACTTATGGATGGGAAGAAAGCAGATATGGTGTTTACTGACCCGCCGTATGGGATTGCTTATGATAATGAAGAAAGATGGGCGGGTATTGAAAAACAAAATAATTCTACCAAAAGAAATAAAGGAAAAATGATTTTAGGAGATGCAGAAGATTTTAATCCATCGTTTATACTTTCTTTTTTTTCATATTGTAAAGAAATTTTTATTTGGGGAATGCAATACTATCCAGAACATTTAGGAAGAGGTGGATGTATTGTTTGGAATAGGAAAGTAGAAAGTCAAAAGAATGTTCCTCACGCTGATTTTGAATTGTGTTGGAGCAAACAAGAAAGGAATAAAATGGCTTGGATTACATGGGGCGGCTTTAAAAGTAAAGAAAAAGGAGAGGAAAGGCTTCATACTACACAAAAACCAATAGAATTAGCAGCTTGGTTTTTTAATAATTGGGGAAAAGAATTAGATTTAGTTATTGACCTTTTTCTCGGCTCAGGCTCCACCCTCATAGCAGCACAGAAGACAGGACGTATCTGTTACGGCATGGAGCTTGATCCCAAGTACGTTGACGTTATTCTAAAACGCTGGGAAGACTATACAGGGGAAACTGCTATACTTATTACATGAAGAAGAATAAAGGAGGAAGACCAACGGATATGACCGAGGCAACTCTAAACAAACTGGAGGAGGTGTTTGCTATAGGAGGGACTGACCTCGAAGCATGTTTTTACGCGGATATATCACACCAGACTCTTTACAACTATCAAGAGAAGCACCCAGAGTTTCTTGAGCGAAAACAAGCGTTAAAGGAACGACCAGTACTTAAAGCACGGCAGACGGTTGTACGTGCGTTGGATAACCCTAAGGATGCCCAATGGTACTTAGAGCGCCGAAACGCTGACTTTAAGCCAAAGTCTGACCTTACTTCTGACAACAAACCCTTACAAGTTAGTGTCGTTAACTACCAGGATGCAAGTAACGATACCCCACAACTTTAAGACACCGACCCCATATCAGCTTGAATACCTGGCCTCTACCAAGCCATTCTCTATCCTCGTGTGGCATAGACGTGCGAGGAAGTCTCGTACTGCACTGAATAAGCAGATAATGCGTATCATGCTTAGGAAGGAACCAGGCGTGTGCTATTACGTCCTACCTACCTATAAGCAAGCCAAGCAGGTCATCTGGGATGCTCTCATTACCGAACACGTACCGAAAGAGATTGTCCTAAAGAAGAATGATAGTGAGCTAGCTATCTACTACAAGAACGGCGTCATTCAGCGATTCATAGGTGCAGAAGACCCGGACAAGCATCGTGGTACTAACCCGTTTGATGTAGTGTTTGACGAGTATTCAGAGCAACCAGAAGCCATATGGACCGCTATATTCCAGCCTGTATTACGTGAGAACAAGGGAACGGCTACGTTTGTCTATACACCTAAGGGTAAGAACCACTCATGGAAGCTCCTACAGTTGGCTAGAGAAAGTGAGCAGTGGTTTACCTCGGTCAAGAATGTAACTGACACAGGTGTGTTTACCGATGAGGAGCTATTGGAGATCAGGCGCAACACCCCACAGGCTTTGTATGAACAGGAATACTTGTGTGCGTTCTTGGAAGGTGCCGGGCAGTTCTTTAGGCGTGTGCAGCATAATAAATATCCCAATGACTTTGCACTCCCGCCACAGGGAGATTTCCAATTAGGTGTTGACTTGGCTAAGTACCAGGATTGGACCGTGATAACTCCCTTCAACCTCAATCACTTCATCGTCTACCCACAAGAACGCTTTAACCAAGTTGATTGGAACCTACAGAAGGCTCGTATCGAGGCAGCGGCACGACGGTTCAGTAACTTTGAGGGTGAAGCCGCATTGGTGTGGCCTGACGCTACGGGGGTAGGCGACCCGGTTGTCGAGGACTTGCGTGCAAAAGGTTTGCGTATTGGTGGCGAGAACAATGAAGGCTTTAAGTTTACCGAAACGTCACGCACAAACCTCTTAAACAACCTCGCCATCATGTTGGAGCAGGACAAGATTAAGATACCGGATGATGAAGGTTTGCTTATGGAATTAGAGGCGTTTCGATATGAGCTGTCAGACGGCGGCAAGATTAAGATTAAAGTTCCAGATGGGATAACGGATGATCGGGTGATGTCCCTCGCCCTTTCAGTGTGGCAAGCAGGAGCACCGAGGCGGCCAGATTTCTATACGATGAGCCGTGTATTAGCAAATAGACAAGCCAAGAAGGGCTACTTGTAACATGCTCATACACCTGGAAAAGTCCCGGCTATTCACCGTAGACCCAGCGATACGCTTTGCTAACGAATACAAGGTGTCTCGTAAGCTGTGGAATGAGCTATGGAAGCGATACCTTGACGGGTATGACATGGATTCTCTCTGTGGGTATTTCATGTACAAGACTGAAAAGAAACCGAGCAGGATTGCAATGCAACGGTGGCTCACTCGGACAGAGATATATTGCAAAGCTACTCATGTGATGAGGATGGGAGTACGTGTGGTGCAGTCAGAATACTTCGGTTCATTCGAGGACGATGTATTAGCTGAATTGACACGACACATTAAGTCTGGTGACACAAAAGATAGCCGTATCTTGTTGTAAATAAAGGCTTTTATAGCCTGTTGTGTTGTCTCATGTAATTAAATGATTGCGTGATTGCTATCGTTTGTGCATGTCAGATATGCCAGCACAGGCGACCGGAGGGATGACTACCTCTATCTTTGCTCAAATACGCAAGGAGCAGACGGATTTCATGTTCAA